AGCAGCCGGGCGTCGAAATCGACCGTCAGAGTGTCTCCGGCCTGGGTGAGGGTGACGATAATCGACGGATCCTCAAACTCGAAACTTCGGCCGAACCACTCGCCTCGCGTTGCGGCCATCGCAACCACGCATACAGGCTCAGCGCGCGCGCAATTTTCGACGGAGATAAACCACGCCTGGGGCGATACCCGCAAGTCCCGGATGTCGCCGAGCGCCGCAATCAACTCTGAGGAATTAACGGCCTCGGTCACTGCCGTTGAGGTCTCGACTACCGTGATTAACTCGGACGTTTCAGGCGCAAACCGCTCTAGCCGCTGGGGCCGATACGCTGCCCACAGAATCGCGCATTCGTCGGAATCGTTGCAACGCACGATGACGCCCTGCCCCGAATCGTCGTCCGGGGCGTACCAGCCTGGCTCTAGCGCCCGCGCGCCTGTAACCGTAACTAGAAGCGCCGTGATCAATACCGCAAAGCGAATTAGGATTGGGATCCGAGTCCAGGTGTCCATGTGCTCTCCGAAAAATGGCCCCGCCGAAGCGGGGCAAAACGTAGGGAGTGATGCCCGGCGACTAATGCGCGCGCCGGATGCGCTGGAAAGGTGCCGCCGGGTCATTACTCCGGCGGCGTGCAGCATCTGGTAACAGAGCGCTGCGGGCTCCGGATCACGCAGCTACGGCATGATCAAATTGGTCATCGTTGGCAGTTGTCAGATGACAGCTAGCACCAGCGAGACACTACGCTCTTTGCACGGGTCCCGCAGTTTCGTCCACCCCGCGTGGCAGACCTCATAACCGATCAGCGGGTTTCGTCTGTGGATCGGCGCACCAATCCACAGTGAGAATGATAGCCCGGAAAGCCCTTGATTGCAAGGGGTGTCTCGGTATCCGATCAATACTGCCCGTCCCGGCATCGCTGAAGCTGCCGGCGGTAGTGCTCAATTGCGGTTGATTCGGCATCGGCCAGCCGATTGCGGAGCCGATCGTAATGACGCTGCACCCTGCCCCACCTGGCCGCGCCCATGCCAACAGAGGTCGCGCGCTGGTTCCGGCTCATGGCCTCGCCAAGCTCATGCACAGCCAGCTTGCAAAGTTCAAGATGCGCTGATTTGATCCGGCGTTGGATCGCGGCTAACATTGCGTCGAGCGCCAAATGCTCGTCCTGGATCCTCCGATCCCACAGCGCCGCGTGCGGTGGATTTTGTGAGAGACCCCATTCGTGCAGGGAACGCACTATCTGTCCGGCGAGGCTGTGATATTCCGCATATCGGTATAGCGCCACCATTTCGCCGAGCTCATCGCCGGATCCGGTCAGCAGCGATGACCTTTCGGCGAGCGATAGCTCCGGCTTACCGCCTGGCGCTGATCCGATTCGCGCGCCGCGAACGTTTGCCGATGTCGCCAGTTCTTCGGCGGCGTCCCGTTTCGATCTTGCCTCAAATGTGCTCATCGCTGTCTCCGTTGGTCCCGCTCGAAATCGTTCCTACAATCCGCGTCACAAAATCTTTCACGGCCTCCAACAGGCGCGTCGCACCACGCACAATTCCCGGTGTAGGGCATTTCGACCGGGCCGACGTTTTTCAACGCCCGGTCGATTTCTTCCCGCTGTAATTGCGCGGCGCGGTCAGCGTCATCCACAGTTACGCGTCCCTGTCCCTGTCGAGTTCATACGCCTCTCGGATTATTCTCCGCTGCCCCTCAGTTGCCAAACCTTTGAAACGACAGCAACGCTCTGGATTGTGTTTGCAGGCGATATAGACTGCCCATGCGCCCGCGTCACGCTTGTACAGCCAGCCCTCAAACGTTGGCGATAGAACCCTCACGGACCAAACACCTCACGAAACGCGCGCTGAACCTCATCGAGCCCAATTATACCAGCGTAATCCCTAATCGCCGCTTTCTCCGCTGCCGCCCGCCTGCGCTGGTCCGTTCTCCGTTGTTCGTCCATTGAAATCGGACGGGATGCACCGCCCGGACAGCCCTTGTTCCACGGCGCGCGCTTTTTTTTGTGCACCTCTGCAAATGTCGGCATGTGACCTTCTGAAATTTTGATTGATGGTTAATTGATGCGGCCGCGCTGCTAGCTAATTCCGTCACTACCACGGCAGCGCGTGGCGTTCCTCTCTATCCCACTGCTGGACCAGTGCCCGTGCCTCGATCGCAGATCTAACAACGTAAATCGGGCCGGGCCATTTGTCTGCGAGTTTGCGCTGTGATGGCCGGAGCGAGCCGGCTTTGCTCTTGGCCTCGACAAGCCGTGCTTCGTGACGCCACACCAACATATCCACGAAATCCGGGTAGCGGCTAGTATCCAGCACCGTGCACCCGAGTCGCTCGAACTCGTCGGCGATCTCGTTGTGTGTGGCGTCCTTCTTGGCCGCGTATCTAGGCATCAGTCCTTCGGCTCTTTCCACAGCGCGGCGACGGCAAGACCGGTGAAGAATCCTACAGCGCCAAATGCGGCTAGCGCAAGTTCAATTGGCGCCATTAGATCCACCCTTCCCTGTAGAGCGAATCAATCGTTTCCATGACGCCTTGCATGTGCGCCATTCGTATTTCGTCCCGGGACCAGCCTGAAAGATTCTGTCGGCCGTCTGCGATGTCATGGCAGTTTGCGCACGCGTGCGCGCCGAGCAAGTCAATCGGTTTTTGCGCAATACCGCAAAATCTGGTGCTGCGGTAGTGGGCGAGCACTGTTGTTTCGCCGCCGCCATCGCAGCCAGGAAGCCGGATTCTGCATGGCTTGCCTTGGGCGTATTTGCGGAGGTTCATTCGCTCCACCGTATTGATTTTGTGACCTCGCATGCTACCCGCGTCGCATAATCACGATCCCCAAACAACAGCCAGTTTAGCGGCCAAAAAACTAGCCAAACAAGCGGTATACACCACCACGAAACAAACAGCCTAAGCAGGGCTACTCGAATTATGTTCATCTCGCCTCCCGCTCCGCTTGCAGCCAACCATCCACAGGCCTGCTCTTAATTTTGATGCGTACGAAACGCTTTAATTGAGGGATGGTTTCTCCCATTTTCATTACCTCGATGTCTTGAAGCTCGATGCTGTCAATAGCGGACTGATATTCAAGCTCTACATTGGCAAGGATTATCCATATCGCCCGTTCTGCGTCGTGAATTTTCATGGTTCCTCCCGCTGCGCCATCCGCGCGTATTCAATCGCGTCCCGGCTCATGCCGGACCATTTTACGTCGTGATCTGCGCCGAAAGCCTGGATTGATTCAATGACTTCGGCGAATTGGTATTTGTTCAGCTTGGACGAGCCGCCGCCGATAAAGACGACGCCGCCGTTGATTCCGGGCACGGGCGTCTGTCCTCGCCAACTGCCGATGAATAAATCTTTGTAGTCATCCTTGCTCAACCTCTGGCCGTGCCATTCGACTTGCTGCGATACGTCGGTACACATCGCCCATAGATATGCGTTTTGGAGCAATGTCCGGCGCACGCGACCCAGCCTGACGACAACGGGCTTGCCGGACTCCAGACCCTTGGCAATCATCCGACGGCACCATTCAAGCGCAGGCTCAATATAGATCGCGTCCCGGACTTCGTATTCGATTTCAGGGCGTTTCACTGGACTGCCGCTCCAACTCGTGCGCCAAGGATCGCGCGTGTACTGACGCTTTGTGCAATCCCGATTCGTGCAGCCGGTCGGCCAGCGCGTGAATATCTTCAGCGCTTGCAAGCCGCCTCTCTCGCTCGGCTCGGGCCTGCCAACCAGCGACGAATCCTTCTTGCCGCTCGGCATTTCCCACCGGCAGCCAAAATGCGCCTGTCTTTTCGTACGCCTTCACGATTTCGGGATCGATTTTGTTTCGCTCACCCATTTCTTGCTCCTTGTGTTGATTCCACCAGCCGCAATTCGGCTGGTTCCCTGACAACCGACTTACGCCGCAACCACTCCGCAACGTGACGATTCGATCCGGCTAGTTCCCGCAGGTCATCGGCCATTGCCTCGATCACGCGGTCTGTCGATTTCTGGCTGTTCCACAGCCGAGCCATGTAGTCGGCTACGATATGTTCGGGTTCTGTTTTCATTGCTGCCTCGCTTCAATCTGCTTTACCGGCCCGGCAAGCTGCCCGGCGTTGGGGTTTACGCCGTGGTTTGGCGCACGACATTACATCCTCGTATGCTCTGGCGGCTTGCGGCCCACGAGCAACGATCTCGCCTTTGACTTTGAGAATATCGGGGCTTCTCCTGCCGCAAGCTGTGCACACCCAGGTTTTAAGGCATGCGTCGGCTTTGGCATTGACATTCTCTCTCAAAGAGCAGTGACCACCACAAGAACAAATCATGCTGCACCTCTACCCACCGCGCTAGCGCTGTAATTGACGTATCGGAACGGCTTACTATCCGGTCCTCCTAAAAACTGGTATGACTCACGATCAAACCACATCATTTTCTGTGGCTCCCCATCGCCTACGCCTTCATAATTTCGCTGCTTCCTACACATCAACTTACCGTCCGGCCTGGATTCCCAATCCGCGCGATCTGGATCGTCTTTGTCCATTTCTCGGAGGGCGTCTTCTTTGCCCTTGTTACGCCAGATTAGAAGCACAGAATCCACCATATCCGTAATTGCTCCGGTCCCCTTCACGCCTTCCTTATCTTCGCCGCCCTTTCGCATGTGGTGGACCAAAAGAACGGTCGAATCCGTATCCTTGGCGAAGTCCGTAAGCTCATCAACAAACCGCTTCTGGCCGTTGTAGTCGTCCTCATCAAAACCACACTTGGCAAGGTTGTCGATCACGAACAACCTCACCCCATACCGGCGACGGGCATAACGAAACACGTCCAGCATTCGCTCACGCTTGGCCGTGCCTGTAACCGAAAAGATCCAGAGTTGGTCATTCCATTCCGACACGATAGCGTCGAGATATTGCGGCGATGGTTCGGCAACAGCCGACGCCTGTCGGGCCATCCGCTTGAGATAACGGCTCGGTCGAAATTCCATTGACGCAACGCAGGACCGGAACCCGTGGTTCATAGCCTCAAGCGTCTGGTGACCGGCGAATTGAGATTTGCCCGAACCGTTAGGACCGGCCAAGATGATGACCTCCCCTGGTCGATAGCGGAATTGATCCTGAATCGACCGGAACGGTGGCGCGAAGCCGACTTGTTCGGAAGGGCTGCCGTAGAACTCGCGGTGTAACGCCTTTCGAAAATCCTCCGGGCGCTTTAGCTCATCCGGGTCAACAGTGCGCGAGTGTCTGAAAAATTCCCGGATCGCGTCTTTTCGGATACCCGCCTGGAGGCATTCGTTCGCGTCCTTCTTCGGTAACTCGACGAGCCGGCATCGTTCCGGGCCAAGCCTATCCATAATCTCATCGGCTGCCATCTGTCCTTCGTCGTCCTGATCCATCGCCAGGAATATTCGGTCGAACTGCGCCAGTCGGTCAAACTCTTGCTCGATCCATACAGCTTGCTTGCGTCCGCCGCCGTTCGGAACCGAGAGTGTCGGCATCCCGTACTGCGTCATCGCCAGCGCGTCGAACTCGCCTTCAACTAAGCATACTTGCCGCTCTTTACCGCTAAGCGCCTGCCAGCCGTACAGGCACGGCATGGCGTTTGATTCAGCCCACAGCTTCGCCTCCTTCCGGGGTTTGGGTTCGCGGTACTTAACGTTGACCAAATCTCCTTCGCGGTAAAACGGCAAGGCGATCGCCCCACCGTTGCTCCCTATCTTGAAGCGATCAATCACCTCGTCCGAAAGGCCGCGACCTTGGAGCCATTCTCGATGCTCGTCGCGCAGCGCATAGAACTTCGGTGCGGGCTTGCTGAACCTCTTGCTCGGTTCCCGAAATTCCGGGTAGTCAATGCCAAGCCAGTCAGCAGCCTCCCGCATGGCGTCAGCAATCGAAAGCCCGTAGTGCGAGGCCCAAAGGTCCAGAAGATCGCCATGCTCGCCGGTCGCGTAGTCGGTCCACCGGCCGCGCTTCGGCCCCGTCAGGTAAACTTTCGTGCTCTGCCCCGCCGCGCCACTTACGTCACCAGCAGCCCAGAAGTTCCCCTCACGCTTGCCACCAGATAAGAGCATGGACGCGATCTGTTCGGCAGAATCAGCCAGACGTTCCGCAATTTCTCCAGCGAACTTCATTTGCACCCCCTGAACATCCGATCCTGCTCAACCAGGCCTTCGGCTTTTCCGCCGCCCCAATCGTCGAGGAAATGTTTGTTCGGGCCGAAGAATGTCGCGGCCCGCTTCACAAATTCGGTTCCGACCTTGCCCTCGCGCTCAACGTGCTGCCGGTAATTCTTCAAGCCGGCCGCAAGCTCTTCGTTGGTGTGTCCCTCTCGCAGCCTGGCCCGGTATGCCTTGAACGCCTCCCGTTTGTTGTCGGCCCCGGCGCGTTTTGGCCGTTGCTGCCAGATTGATTCGAACTCCTCCGGGTAGCCGTTTATTTTGCTCGCCGGCTTTTCCTTCGGTGCATCGCCAGATGTACCAATAGGTTTTGAATCAGGATTCGGAGAATCATGAGAATCATGAGAATCAGGGGGTGCTTGTCTGGTGCTTGCACCGGGCTTGTCTGGTGCTGGTATGGTGCTTGCACGTTCCTTTACATGGGGAGACTGGTGCTCTTTAAATGTAAGTATCTGAATATATTGAGACTGGTGCTTGCACCGGGCTTGTCTGGTGCAATCCCCGTACCTGACAATAAACCCTGATTCATGCAACATCTGTAGCAGGTCATCAACGTCAACATCGTCGTACGTGAGGCAGTACTTCTGGATGCGTTTCGGCCGATCCTCTAGCCTTCCTTCACGATCAGCCAGTGTCCAAAGAGCAATAAATAGGTACCTCGCCGCTATAGGAAGCTCGGCCAGATCCTCGTTCTCGAATGTCCCTGGCTTGATGTTTCTCGCCCTTGGCATCAGCCCGCCCCTTTCAGCAGGTCGATTAAATCGTCGAATTGAGAGTGATCTACGTGGACCACAAGCCCGTTTTGGGCTATGTCTAAGCCCAGGCCATGTTCTGTAATTTCAATGTCGTGCGAGGATGAGATGCTTGATTCAACGACTGCGCTGAACCCTGGGCGGGTTTGTTCGATTATCTTGGAAATGTGTTTCATTTTGCACCTTGCGCTTTTCACCTTGCCAAAAAGAAACGGCGGCACGTCAGGGCAAGGTGGACCGACTATCCCCCGATTGCAAGCCGGGTTAAGCCGCCAATTAAAAGTGTACCCGAACCCCGACGCCAATTCAAGCGCCGGGTACTCGTTTCTCGGGCACGGGATTAGGGCGGGTTGGGTCATTGGAATAGCCTCCCTTGGGCGTAGGCTGCCCGCATTCTTTCAACCGCGATGTCGAAGTACCGTTCCTCGATCTCAATCCCGACAAATTTGCGCCCCAGACTGGCACAAGCCACTCCGGTACTCCCCGACCCCATGAACGGATCAAGCACGATGTCGCCGGGTGACGTGAAATCATCAATGAGTTCGCTCATGAGACCAACAGGCTTTTCTGTCGGATGATCTCCGTGCCTGCCCGAATTGCAGTTATGCGTGTAGACGCCTCGCTTGCCTCCCGCATTCCATGTGCTCTTGCCTTCGCCGGCCCATGATGCGGATATGCATTCAAACCCCTGAGCTGGACCCTGGCCGTTAAATTGGGGGGATGAGTCTGGCTTAACCCAAACCATGGATCTGCGATACTTGGCCCCAGCCAGAACCACGGCATCACGCCACGCTGACGTGGCTTCGACTTGGCAGAAAAACAGCACCCAGCCCGAGCAACACGCTACAGATAGCCGAGAAACTTCTTTCCGTGTCTGATTATTAATCGCAGTAAATCCAATTACATCATTTCTGCCAAACCGGATACTTTTATTCGTGCGGCGCACATCGGTGTGCGCCTCTTTTTCATACGGCGGGTCTCCGATAACTGCGTTAGCCTTCGGCAGCGTTGCCAAAATTTCGAGGCAGTCTCCAAGGTAAAGGGTCGCATCCCCGATCTGCTCCTTACGTTTGTAGGGCTGGGTCATCCCTCCCCCTCCCCGACTCGCCTCGGGCTTTGGCGAGGGCGGCTCGGGCTTTCTGTATCGTCTCAGCCGCCGCTTCGTTGCCGGGATCGTCCATGCCCGGAATTTCGAGCAAGGCGTCTAGGGTTTCTTTCAGCGCCTCCGCCATATCCGGGGCGGCGGCAAGTAAACAAGCCGTCGACCAATCTTCGGGTGCGTCATTGCGGTTAATTGTGCCAATGACTGTAGTGCATACGATCTCATCATCCGCATTGATGACGGCGCTGTGTTGGGACCGCCATGGGGTGGCTCTCCAGTCACTCATACCGCCTCCCTCACCAGCCAATACCGCGCGATCCGCGTCCAGCCGTGGCGGGTCTTGATGCGGATGCGCTCGACTTCGATGTCGTGCCCGTCGTAGCCCAGCTCGCGAATCCGCTCACTCAGGCGCATGACGCCGTAGAGATTCATGGCCTTCCAGGTGGTAATCGGGCCTTTGCGTAGGTGTTTCAGGATTTGCTCTTTCTGTGTCATAATATCCTTGCTCCGTGTGTGAGGCCCCGTCTAGGTTCGTCCGGCGGGGCTTTTAATTACGCCATGCGCGTCTTTTCTCGGCTCCGCACAAACTGGCGAATCTCGTCAGCATGGGCAGCGCAACCCTCGGCCATCTTGTCGTATTCAGCGGCCCGGGCCATCAGGGCTTCGTCGGGAATCTGATCGACCGGAACCAGTTGGCGATCATCGCCGGAGCCGACCGGGTATGCCTTTTGCAAATGCTCGAAGCCATCAAGCACAAGTTGGCCACCCATTGTCTCGGGGGTCGGGTCAAATGCCTTGATGCTTCGCTTGACCTGATTTGCGACGTATTCGCGGGCCGTGATTCGGTAGAAGTCAACATCACCGCCTTCAATATCCGAGTAGCTGTTCAGCACTTCCGTTGTAGCCCAATGCATATTAACTACCTGCCCTGAGTCGATCTTGCTTGAAACCAAGTCGGCAATCAGCGCCTTTATGTCTTGGATACTTTCAAATGTCATCGGTTAAATCCTCGTCATGATTTGATCGTGAATGGCGTCCACCTTGTCGATAATGCTGCGCAGCCTTTTGCGCTCGTCATCGTTTAGCGACGCGACTACCTTTCCAATGTCATACTCGCGGCACTTTTTCAGGTGGCGTTCAAACGCCGCGATGAAGTGCAGCGCCTTGTTGAACTCGGATGGATCGCGGCCTTTCAGGTCTACGGGCTTGCGCTTGCCTTGTTCGGCCAGTTTTGTGACTGTTGGCGGGGCGTCGGATTCGACTTGTTCAGTGAAGTCTTGCTCGGGGACGTTGGCGACCCGGAGTGCGGTCTTTCGTTGGCGCTCGGATAAACCGGCGTCGGTGGCGGCTTCGTGACGAGTGCGCGGGCCGGTGCCGTCCCTTGCATTTGCGACGTGCTGATTCTTGGCTGGCTCAATCTGCTTCAGCAACTCCCCGGCCCGCCGAATCGCCCGCGCCTGAATGCGGTCGGCCATCTTTCGGAGGCTGTCGTCATCGGCCTGTTTAGCATAGCTTGCGAGCGCTTCGGCCTTATCTGCCCAAGCTTGGCATTCGTCGATATTCTGGCATTCGGCCAGCGCGGTCTTGGCCCGTTCGTAGCTTTCAGGCAGCCGCGCATCTGGCACGGCGGGAAGTGTTGCGTGGTCTACCATTTCATCTCCTTTATAAGGCCGCCATCCTCCGCCGACGCTCGACAACTTCCCGGCTTCGGTGGTATGTTCGGCAAATCAAAGCCCGCGCCTCGGCCAATTCGGTCAGTTCATCGAGCAATGCTTCCAGCCGACGCAAGGCGTACTCATCCGCGCGCCCGGAGGTGTCCTCCGCGCGTAGTGCGTTGATCAGTTCTTTGCCGACGCCTTGCATTTGCTCAGTCCTCATATCAGTTCATGCCATCCGCGACCTTGCACAGTTGTGCGTATCGATTCGCGTCGATCTTGTGACCCTTCGCGTGCTTATACAAGTTGCGGTCCCTGCGGTTCCCGAGACGGGACCGCTTTTCGTTCCGGCTGCTGTCACTGCTGGCCTTATTGGACCGCATATTGCGGGGTCTCCAGTTCATTTCCGCCATACTCTTTGCCATTATTTATTCCTCTCATGGTTGCTTTGATTGCGCTCCACGCGCTCACGAAAATACAGCTTTGCCCGGCGGTTGAAGTCGGGCCACGCCAGCGGCAAGCAACGCCGCAACGGATATTCAATTGCGAATTGCAGCGTGAAGCATTTCGGCTCTATGTCCGGTAGCCGTTCTACCTTGCCGTCAATCTGGCTCATTATTCCGCCTCTGTTGTGGCGCGCTGATCCGCATGACCTGTTTGACCCGCTCGGGCGGCATATCGTTTTGCCACTGACTAACCGCCTGCCTTGTGACTCCAAGCCGCATCGCCAGCGCGTAATCGCTTTTCAGGCCGAGCAGCTTTTTTGCTTTGTGTTTGTCCATGGCGCAATAATAATCTAATTGACGTAAAGTGTCAAGCATGGCTGTTCAACCGCAAAATCAGTGACTTACGTGGGGCTTGACGTTAAGGCGGAATCGCGCTATACTGGCCCCGCAAATCAGAAAACACACAGGAGCAGGGAATGAGCGCAGCAAATAAATTAGGCAACGAATACCAACAGGCAATCAGCGAAATTTATGATCGCACCCCGAAAGCTGTCCTCGCCGCGATCGCTGTCAGCTACGCATCATGTGGCGGCGACAACCTGGACGAAGCGCAAGCGGCGATATTGGCGGAGTGGAACGCTCTCCACTGGAACGGGATCGTTCCGCAGAAGCCACCGAAGGTGGCGGCATGACCTACACAGTCACGCTAAACGCAATCCGCGAGCACTCGCCATGCGAGAGTTCATGGCGCAAGCTGGTCAAATCCCTCGACAAGACCAAGGCCGACGATACCGAAGTAAGCCTGACTTACATCCTCGATCTGTTGGGCTTGGATGACGCACTTTGGGCGCTCCGGGCGCTGCCAGACGAATACGATTCAGCGGCCCGGTTGCTGGTTTGCGATCTAGTCGAACCGGCGCTGCAATACGCGGATGATCTAAGACCGATCAAGGCTGTTCAAATGTCTCGGGGGTTTGCTCTTGGGTCAGTTTCTCGTGGCGAGCTCGACGCCGCACGGGTCGCCGCATGGGCCGCCGCAGGGGCCGCCGCACGGGCCGCCGCAGGGGCCGCCGCACGGGACGCCGCATGGGCCGCCGCACGGGCCGCCGCAGGGGCCGCCGCACGGGACGCCGCATGGGCCGCCGCACGGGCCGCCGCATGGGCCGCCGCAGGGGCCGCCGCATGGGACGATCAAGAGGCAATATTCCGCAAATGGGCGGGCGGAGGGTGAATCATGATCTACCGAGACTATGAGCCTGTATTCCCATGGGTGCCGATAGCATTTTGCTGCTTGGCCTTGGCCTTGCTGATCATCGCGGGCGGTGCGGACTATGCAGACGAAGTGCTAGCCGAACGCCACTACTGCCAGATGGTCGAGCGGTGGAATGAGTCGGGCGGCGAAACCGGATGGCCTCCGCATAGGCCGGAGATTGATTGCGAGGAAAATGGAGAAAACAATGACTAACCACAGAACGCAAGACGACATAGACCTGATCCGCAGATGCCGCATCGCGGTCGGAGCGGAATTGCTCGGCTCCGAGGTCTGGATGAGCGAGCTTGACGCGGATGCAATCGCTAAGAGCGCGTGCCACCGTGGTCACCTGCTGGCATACGCGATCTTGGAGGCCGAGCGTATAGACCGCCGGCCGACGGGTGAGCTGCTGCGCGAAATCAACGGGGACAAAGAGAAATCAGGACTCGAGCGCGGGGGTGCAGGATGAACGGCGAACTCGAAACCCGAATCCAGGGCATCCCCTGTCGCATCGTCGTGACTGGATTTGCGGGACCCGTGCGGAGCAATCCGAACGTCGACCCGCTGGACGATCCGCACGACTGCGGGGAATTTACGTTTGCCGTCTATGACCGGCGCGGGTATCCGGCTGCATGGCTTGAGCGCATGATGACCGGGGATGATGTTGACAGGATTTATCAGGAGTACACACAATGACCGAAGTAGCAAAAATCGAACAAGGCCAACAAAAGAAGCTGGTTACGCGCATGGCCGAACGGTTCGGTGTCGAAGAAGGAAAGCTGATGACGACGCTCAAAAACACGGCTTTCCGAATCAAGGATGGTGAGGCGACGAACGAGCAGATGATGGCCTTGATGATCGTCGCCGACCAGCAAAAGTTGAACCCGTTCACGAAGGAGATCTATGCATTTCCGGACAAGCAGAACGGCATTGTCCCGGTTGTTGGTGTCGATGGCTGGAGCAGGATCATCAACAGCCACCCGGACTTTGACGGCATGGAATTTTCCGCCTCGGGCAACATGGTAGAAATGCCCGGTGCCAAGCCCTGCCCGGAATGGATCGAGTGCTCGATCTATCGCAAGGGTCGCCGACACCCGATCAGCGCGCGCGAGTATCTGGACGAGTGCTACCGGCCGCCATTCAAGAGCAAAAGCGGCTACGATGTTACAGGCCCTTGGCAGACGCACACCAAACGCTTCCTGCGCCACAAAGCGATGATCCAATGCTCTCGGATCGCCTTCGGGTTCTCGGGAATCTACGACCCGGACGAGGCTGAAAGGATCCAAGAAACCGAGGTCGGTGTGACACCCGCCAGGCCCGAGCGGAAGCCGTACCCGGACGACAAGTTTGACGCCAACATTAACGCGTATCGCAGCCTGGTCGAAGCCGGCAAGAAATCGCCGGATGACATTATCTCGACTATCGAATCCAGTTACACGATGACCGACGAGCAGCGCCAGCGTATTCATAACTTGGCACCGATCGACGGTGAAATTCAGGAGAACATTGTATGAAGACTATCAACCTGGAACAAGGAACCGATGCATGGCTCGCCCATCGGGCCATCACACTTAACGCAAGCGATGCGCCGGCTATGATGGGCGTTTCGCCCTACACTAGCCGGCAGGAGTTAATGCGCTACCTGACAGCATGCGAGGAGCGAGAAATCCCGCCGGGCTTGCAGCGCGTATTCGATTACGGCCACCGCGTCGAGGCCGCAACCAAGCCGATCGCAGAGGAAATCATCGGCGATGAACTGTTCAGCGCGACGGTCACGGACGACGACGGCTGGATGGGCGCATCGCTCGACGGGATAACGATGGACGAGCGCATGATCTGGGAGTGTAAGCAGGGCAGTGAGGAAAAGCTGGCGCTGGCCGAAGCAGCAAAGGTTCGCGAGGACGACATGATCCAGGTACAACAGCAGATGCTCATTACTGGCGCCGAGAAGTGCCTGTACACGGTCGGCGACGGGACTAAGGAAGGCACGCGGTCGGTATGGGTCGAGCCGGACCCTGAGATTCAAGCGCGGATCGTCGCTGGCTGGAAGCAATTCGAAGCCGATCTGGCTGAATACGAGCCGCCAGATGATGCGCCGGAAGCGGTCGCAAATCCGATGGGGCCACTCCCAGCGCTGACCATCCAGGTCGAAGGCAAAGTGCTGGCGTCTAACCTGGACGTATACCGCGACCGGGCACTTGCAGTATTCGCCGGGATCAATACTGATCTTACGACTGACCAGGACTTTGCTGACGCAGAGGAAACCGTGAAATGGTGCGGTGAGGTCGAAAAGAAGTTGGACGCGGCCAAGGAGCACGCACTGGGGCAGACTGCGAGTCTGGATGAACTATTCAAGGCCATCGATGACATCAAGGCAACAGCCCGCCAGAAGCGTTTGGAATTGGACAAGCTGGTCAAACACCGGAAACAACAGGTCCGGGACGAGATTCGCTCCGCCGCCCATCGGTCGCTGGTCGATCACGTTGATAGCTTGCAGCAGCGTACGCACCCGGTCCCTATGCCGATGGTGTCGGCTGACTTCGCGGGCGCCATGAAGAACAAGCGCACGATTCAGTCATTACGCGATTCCGTCGACCAGGTGTTGACCGACGCGAAGCTCGAAGCCAATGCGGTAGCAGATCGGATCGACGCCAATCTTCGCGTTTACCGGGAACTGGTCGGCGATCGCGGTCGTTTGTTCCCAGATCTGAATAATCTGGCACAGAAAGCGCCGGAAGATTTCACAGCCTCGGTCAAGATGCGGTTAGCCGAGGATGACAAGGCGCAGGCCGAACGGGAGCGTCAGAAATCTGACGCCGAGCGTGGGATCGAGGAGCGCCGAGCGCGGCACGAAGCCGAAGAACAGTCCCGGCGCGATGCTGGCAAGTGCGACGGGAACCACGGTGCCCCGACTTGTGATGACCCTGAGTGTTGGCAAAAGCCAGAGCCGAGCAAGACCGACACGGGGGTATGCACCAAGCAGGTAACACTCGTCGCCACCTTCGCCACCGTAGTCGACGAATCGCGCAGCGACGAAGAAATCCGAGCCGCGCTAGAGCAACGGTTGCGCGCCGCCGGGTTCCAGACGCTGCAAAGTGTTGAAGCCCGGTCAAACAAGGAGGCAGCATGACCATCGACGAAATCGCTGGTGTGCAATCGGCGCTGGATGAGATCTGTGAAAAGGTGGCGGCGCTGCTCGACAGGTACGGTGCAGAAAATGCCGACGACTAACGCCCCGCCCGGACATAGCCGCTGCGTCTGCCGCTCCTGCGGCGAGACGTTTTCCGGATTGACCGCATTTGACAAGCACCGCCGGGGCGGCCGCTGTCTGGACCCCGCTGAGCTGGGCATGGAAATCAAGATGGGGGCTAAGGGTAGCTGGTGGGGGCTCCCGGGCAATTTCCGGCCCCGGAAAGGCCAAGAGGTCCGGAGCTACCGAATCGCCCGAAAACGCGATTCTGAGCTCGACCAATGAGCGCGGCGGCCCGATGAAGTGGACGCGACCCGGTGAAAGGATCTGGCTTGTGCTCGGAGCGTGCGCAAGATCGCCGACACGCTCGAGCGCGAGGCCGACGCGGATACGCCCCAGGGCAAGCGCCGGCGCACGCTGGCAATTCGCCGGCTGAGCGAGTACGCGCGTCGGCTGCTCCACCGGACTCAGCTGTGAGCTACCGCGCCACCTCGGACGACTGGAAGGCTGCCCGGCGCCAGGCCGGGCACACTCAGCAGCAGGCTGCCGAGACAATCGGCGTGCCTGTCCGGACGTATCAGGACTGGGAGCTCGGTCGGGGCGCCGCGTATCGCGCGGTGCTCGAGTACTACCTGCTCCGTACGGGACAGCGCGCGTCGTGATTTCTCCCTCGTTATTCGCGCCGCGCGTCTAGTTACCGGCTCTCAGCCACATTGAATTGCACGCGCATGATGCCGCCGTCTATGTGCTCTGGCTCCCCGGCGCTGTCCATGAGCCCGTAAACAGCGGTAGCGTCAATCTCGTCCTGAGTCTTGGACAGCGGCGCGACGATGACCTGTCCGTATTGCCCGATCGTTTGCAGGATCGTTTCGGCGTCATCGCCGGCATATTCTGTGCCGTCCCGGTTCACGCCGATGATTTCGCCCTGTTGGCCTGTCCACTGAATCGGAATGCCCCGGCGGCGCATGTCAACGAACGGCCAGTCTGTGCCTGATATGCGTGTGATGCTCCCCTGAGATTGATTGCGATAGCTGAACCCGGCTGTCTGCCCGAACGTGATTGCAGGCCCGGCAAATACCGACGCGATTCTATGTGTGCCGGATCCTGCGCCGGCAATAGCGCACTTGATCGTGCTGATCGAATCATCAGCCGACAACAAGACGTATGAATTCTGCGGCCGATTCTTGAACCGCGCGATGGTCTGCGAGCCGATCTCTACATCTGCCTCATCCGACCACGTAACCGTTGCGCCATCGGGGAGCGTGTGCCCGATCAACGCCAGCAGACGGACCGTGAATGCGGACCCGGCAGCGAACTCAAAAGACGCGGTATCCCCATCGAATTCTGCATGGGGCGATGGCGTCTGGATCGTGCCGAGATTTTCAATCGGAGGATCAGCAGCAAACGAAGCGCCGTTATCCGTCCACGTCCCGTTGCTGGTCACGCGGTTGTTGTAGGCTAAGAATCCCATTTCATCCCCAGAATGTGCAGGTAACCGGAACAGCCGGATCGCCGTTGCGGATTTGGTATCGTTTGAGGCGTAGAAGTTTTCCGTCTCGCAAGCCCGGCTGGTCATCTTTGACGAAATACAACTTGTCCTGCCTCACGTCAGACAGTTCACCGATGCCGAATATGGCTTCGACAGTGTAGAAGTCCGGCCCGCCAACCAAGTTGCTCACGTCAGTGTCGATGCTGCGCTGCACATCGGCGGGCGAAATCAGTGCCGTTATTTTCGGCGGGGCCGCGCTGGCGTCTGCGTAGCTGGCCTGGAATAGCTCCTCTGGCGTGATAGGGCCTGTGGTAGGCCGGAACGTCGCACCCCTTGTCCCACCGCCCACCGCGTCGACAACGCCGTCGGCCTTGGTCGACCAGTCGACGGCGCTCCACAAGTCGAGGATGCCGGATGAACTGTTAGCAGCCGTGGTGGCCGCCCAAAGGCCGTTGTCAGCCACGGCCGCCTCTCGCGAGGGACCCCAATCGTGTACCAAATCATAGGTGATTACGTCTGTCGCGCTGTGCACCCCACCGGGGCTGACGATCTGGTTCTCGGAGACCGCCCGCAAATCGCCACTGCCGCCGTCATTGCCGCCATCAGCCGGCGCCATATCGACGATCGTGATTGAACCGCCATCGGTATCTACGAGCGACGCTTGCCCCGAGAGTCCCGCTCGGCCGGCTATCCAGCGTGATCCGGCAAGATAAGTGACGCTGCTGCTCGCCGTCACGGCTGCCGAGTCGGACTCGGTGATCGTATCGCCAGTCAGGTCTAGCAATGCGAGCGTAGAATCGCCGATTGCCACACACGCCGTGGAGCCGTCGGCGGAAATCGCCACATCCCTATAATTGGTTCCGGCGGCTAACGACAGACTATCTAGTAACGCCGCGGTGGCACCGGATATATCCCACAGATCGACGTTCGTTTCGCCGCCGTCAGCAAGTAGCAGCCGCTCGCCTATGATGGCGATCTGCGAGCTCGCGTCTTCAAAATCCTGCGTTTTGGACTGCCGCTCAAAATTCGCTAGCACGCCGTCATCGTCGACGTCGACGCGTGCGATATAGGTTTTGTTCGGTAACTGTTCGGTTACGGTAAACCAAACGATTTTGCCATCGGCCGAAAATGCGCACGGGCCTGCGTTCCAGCCGCTGCCGCCGATCGACAAAGAATTTATGCGCGTCAGCGTGCCACCAGAATAATTGTAGCTAGCAATGCCGTGGATGCTGGACGATTCATCACCAGTTACGACCAATATCTGATCGCTCATATTGCGCTCTCACTCATGGCGGGCTGCTCTTGTGGGGGTGGTTATTATTAGGAAAAATATCTATCATTTGCCCAGCTGGTTATATCCGATATCTCTTGGCCAGTCAGCGTTCTGTTGTAAATCAATCGCTCTACGATGTAGCAATCGACGCGCTCGTCAGAACCAGATTGCCAACCAAAATTAAATATGCTAAAAGCGCCTGCGGTTGAGGCGTGACTGGCCGAATGCCGCAAAATACCACCCTCCCAAAATTCTGCCACTCCGCTGTCATTCGCCTGATAGACCGTCACTACGTCGGAATCCAAAGGTGTCGTATGGCCTGATCCCGGCTTCAAAATCTCCACATTGTTCCATCGGATCCACGGCAATCCAGATGATCCCTGATAAATAAAAAACTCATCGCCTCTAGAGTTGCTGTCAGATCGCCAGCCGCCCGGATTATTTCCGTGCCAGCCCAGCGGCCGCCAGATCAACACTTCAGACACCGCGCCGCTGATACTGATACCAGCAGACACCCCAATAAATTTCCCATTCGCGTCGCCGATCCTGATTGCCGGCCCACCATTAACGGCGCTGGCGAAATAAGTTGCATCTGTGTTGTCAGCATCGTTACCGCTACCCGAAGAGTCGCTGATGCTAGTAATTGAATCACCATCCGAAAAACCGCTTAGGCTACCCACTTCCCAGCGCGCAATCAGTCCGCTTGTGACTGGAAGCGGAACCACATACTCAAACGCGCCCGCAAGCGTGTCGGATTCACTCCCCTGCGTCACCACCACGTCAACCGTGCCGGTGCCGGCCGGAGTTTCGCCAGTGATGGTGGTCGAATCCACTGCCACAAGATTGGTGCCGGACACGCCGCCGAAAGTCAGGTCGAATGCAGCGCCCGGGTCTAGGTTTTCGACAGTGGCCGTGAAAGGCGTGCCGCCTGCTTCGTCGCCTGAGGTCGGGCTGATGCTGGTAAGCGATAGCGTGTCAGGTGCCCACGGATTCAGGTTGTCGAAGTTTGCACGCCTTCTGACGCGCCAGTCCTCGATGACGTTGGCGCGCTCTTGCTCGCTGAATTCTTCGGTAATGCCCGCTGTTTCCGATACCCGCAGCGGTCGCCAGTTGCGAGCGCCCACAGCCCGTTCAGTCGCATTCGGCGCGGGATCGGATTCGAGCGTGATGTTGCCGTCGATGCGGATGCGCTGCGGCTTGCCGTCTACTGTGATGTTGGAGATGGTTACGTCGGCCGTAGCGTCCGGGTCGAGCGTCCACAGAGCCGAACGGATTTTACCATCGCGGTCATTCCACCACACACCCGATAGCGAGCGAGCAAACAGGTCCATGACCTCGGCCATTGATTCATTGGAGGTCAAATACCAACCCAGCGCCGGGGAACCTACGGCGGCGTCATGCGCGTCGATAGAGGCTTGATCTACCGCGCCTTCAAGCCCGATACGATCCGCCATATACGGCACTAGATCGGTATAGCTATTCAGCGCGACATCAAGCTCTTCGACGGCGACCTGCAAAATTGTCTG